CGGCGGCGTAACCTGAAACTGCCGCCGGTTACAGCCGGTTTCATTTTGGTTTCACTTTAAAATCAATCACTTATATATATAAATATACCTTGTAACCAATATTTATATATATAGATACTATGTGAGGTAGGGGATGGGGGTATATGGGTATATGTGTGTATATTTATGTCTTCCACGAAGTTTCTGGTTTCTGGTTACACGTTTAAAATCAATGACTTAGAAAATCACATCCGAAACCACGGTTACAAAATGTTGCCACCAAAGCAAAAAAGCCGCCCGAAGGCGGCTCTTAAGGTAGCAGACAGGCAGGTTACAGGCCGCCGGCGTCCGCGTCGGTCAGGGTGAAGGTTTCGCCCTCCGGGTCAGTGAATTCCGTTGCATTCATGCCATAGCTGGCGTTGATCTGGTACGCCTCGACCGCCGCCTCGAGCGCTTCCTGAAGGCTCGCGTGGACCGGCATCCGGTCAATCACGGACTGGTCCACGTAGTCGCCCAGCAGGTATAGGTTGTCTTTCGTGTAATAGTGCTTCAGCAGCGCCTTGATCAAAAACCAGTAGACGCCGAAGTTGCGATAGTTGCGCGGGTCTGCCTGCAAAAGCTGCAGTGTGCTCGCGGCGAGCTGTTTCGGGTCGATCATGCTGCCTCCTTGGTCGAGGACGCGCCAGCCAGCAGCTCGCGCAAGGTGACATGTTGGTTTCTACCACCGAACACTTCGTCAACGTCACGGCTGTAACTACCGGAGTGCCGCGATGCCACCTCTGAAACTTTCTTGTCGAAGAAAGTATCGGCGCTGTGCTTGGACGACAAGTGATGCATGGCGTTGAGCACCGCCGGCGGATATGTGTGTTGCGTGATGCTGGACAGGCCCGGCGTGCCGACGTTGGCCTTTTCCCCGAGGTCGAGCAGTTGCCGGAACTTTTGCTCTGGCGTCGTTCCCGGCGTCGCAACGATCATCGCCGCCGCCAGATCGGCATGGCCGGACTGTTTCGCCAACTTCGGCAGCACCTCGGACAGGGGCTCTTTTGACGGCGACGTGACAGTAGAGCCGCCATAGCCGTCACGGCGGACCAGCGCCATCGAGTGCATCGTCACCGCCGACAGGAAGTCGCCTACCGGCTTATCCAGCAAGCCGTCGCGCTTGGCCCGGGCATATACCATAGCTAGCGATTTGGACGGCCACTTGGCTCCGGTGTGCTGAGCAATGTCCGCCGTCGGCACCAGATGGTCGATTGTGCCGGCCAGATCCTTCGCCGCCTTGGCACGGTCGCGCTGTTCGTGTTCGAAACGGTCGTGCGCTTCTTTTTTGAAGCCCTCGCCGAACACATGCACGCCGGCATCGCCCCACGGATTCGTCCTGTCCTCGGTGCCGGTCGGGTACGTGTTCCGTAGAGTGTAGACGAAATCGCCAGATCGGCCGCGCCTGCCCTGGCGGTACTCGCTGACTCGCGCCAGTTCTTTTTCCCGCTCCGTATCGATGTATGCCTGGATCGCCTGTTCTTTATGCTCCGGCGTAGGCAACATGATGTCGTGCGTATCGAGTTTGTCGCCAACGCCATACTGGCCGCCGAGCACGGCCTTGCCATCAGGCCCGATCATTGCCAGCCGGGCGCCGTAAGCGCGGCCATGCCGGTATCCCTTCTCGGCTTCCTTCAGCCGGGATTGTAGTCCGGCATAGTTCGCCGCGATGATGCTCTGCGGAATGTCGCGCAGGTCGCTCACCTTCTCGATCTTTGCGACCTTGCCCTCGGCATCAGCGGCGAATTGCTTCGCCACCTCCGCCTCTTCCTCGTCAGCCTTGTACGGGAAGGCTGACACGCCGTGCGACAGCTCGGTCATCGGCACGGTAATAGCCCGGCCGCCCTTGCCAAGCTCGCCATAACGCCGCATCGACACATCGCCCGACAGCGGGTTCACGTCCGTCACCACCCATTTTCCGGCCGTGCCGTCGTGCTCGGTCACGTCCAGGCCGACGCCGCGCTGCAGCGCCAAGCCGGTATCCGGATGGATGACGACCGGCTGATCGCTGTCGAGCGCGCCCTTGGCGGAAAAATACTTGTTGTTCGACAACAACGTCTTGGCGCGTTCGATCTTCGCCCGCAGCCGCTCGGCCGACTGTGTTTTTTTGTTCTGCAGGTCGCGGTAGCTGCGCTTCATGACTTGGAAGCGGACGAACTCGGACGCGGCGGACCGGCGCTGCTCGGCGTCGTGGCGCTCCTGCGCGGCCGCCTTGTCGGCTTCGAACTTGGCGCGCTCGGCTTCCGGATCCGCGCTCATCATGATCAAGAGGTCGGAGCGGTCGAATTTGCCTTCGCGCGCCATGTTGTCCACGCGATCGCCGCCGTTCCACAGCAGGTCTTGCCAATCCTTTTTCGCCATCATGGACTGGTAGCGGTAGCCGTCGAACGAACCCTTGGTGATGTAGGTATGGATGCGGACGGCCTCGTTGATATTGCCCTGGCGCAGACCGCGCCCGTTGCGCTGCTGCATCGACGCCGGTTCCCACGGCAGGTCGAGGTGATGGATATCGGTCGTCGCTTTTTGGAGGTTGATGCCCTCCTCCATCGTCTTGTTGCCGATAACGACCTTAATCTTGCCGGAGTTGAAGGCGTCGGAGATGTTCTGGCGCTTGGCCGAGGACTCGGCGGCCTGCGCGTTGATGATGGCGATCTGGTCGCGCGGAATGCCGGCCGCCACCAGGGCAGCGGCAATTTTCTCATGCGAGGCGACGGACTCGGCAAAAACGACCTGCCCGCCATCCTTGGCCCCGGCTGCGATGTTGACGGCGGCCTTGGCATACTTCGGGCTCTTGGCGCCGGCGTAGGTCTTGGCGTCCAGCAGCTCGAGGTCCATCGCCGCCTTCGCCATCTTGTCCATGATGGAGAAGATATGCGCGTCGCCGGTAGCGTCCTTTTTCGTCGCCAGCTCGGCCATCTGCTCACGCAGGTCGGAATAGACTGCCTTCTGCTCGTCGGTCATGTCGATCATGTGCATCTGATCGTTGCGCGTCGGCAGCACCAGCCCCACGTCGGCCGCCGTCTTGCGATCGATGAAGCGCTTCATGATCTCGCGCAGCTCGCCCAGGTTCTTGAAGCCGACGGTGACCAAGGCGTCCTGAATGGTGCCGTCGGTGCCGAGAATCTTGTCGTTGGCGAACTCGCAGAAGCGGTCAAGGAATTCTTCGCTGTTGCGGATGCCGATGCGCTCGAAGGCTTCCGGCGCGATGTGCGACAGCATCGAGTAGATTTCGAGCGGACTGTTTTTCGTCGGCGTCGCGGTCATCATATAGATGCCGTTGCCGCTGTTCTGCTCGCGCACCCAACGAGTTTTCAGGTTCATATCGAGAGCGCGGTTCGATAGACCCTGGCCGCCGAGAAACTTGGGCGACTCGCCGAAGCGCGCCCGGGCGGCATACAGGTTCTTGAAGGCGTGCCCCTCGTCGACCAGCAGCATGTCGATGCCCAGGTCGTTGAAGTAGATCGCGTCGGTGCGCTTCTGGAATTCGCGGTCGGCGATGGCCTGTTTATAGGCTTCGCGGACCTTGTTCAGCCGCTTGTCGCCGGCGTTGCCCAGCTTATCGCCGCGCTGCACCCAAAAATCATCGTTGACGTACTGGCCCTTGGTGATCGGGTCGAGGTCGAGATCATTGAAAGCCGGCTGCGAGATGAAGACGAAATCGTAATCGTTCTGCGTCATCTCGTGGTATTTGCGGTTCCGCTCGGCGGCCGTGTCGGGCTTGGACTTCAGATTGCCGTCCTTGTCCTTGGTGTACGTCTCGCCGATGACCAGCACGCGCGAGCCCGGGAACCACTTGTCGGCCTCGGCAACCCAGTTGGCGAGCACGGACTTGGGCACGACGAACGTCGGCCGCTTGGACTGGCCGTTGATCTTCGCCATGCGCGCCAGCATCAGGCCGCGCACGGTTTTGCCCAGACCCACGTCGGCGGCGATGATGCCCTTGCCGGCAGCCAGCGCCCAGCGCAGACCGCCATATTGGTAATCCTTCAGCCCTTCGGTATTCATGCCCGGGATGGCGATCGCCGCATTCGAGAAATCGCGCTGGCGGAAGCCCCGGAATTTGCGGTTGTAGAGTTCTTCGACCTGATCGCGGTACCGCGACGACAGCAGCCACGCCTTGAAATCGGCGTTCATCTGCTCGATCTGCGGCATGTCGTCTTTCTTGACGCCGGTGCGGTTCAGGTACTTGTCGAGCAACCTCATCTCGCCGTGCTGATTTCCGCCCTCGACGGTATAGACGCCGCCGTTGAACGTGATTTTCACGTCCGGCAGCTTGCGCACCCAGTCGTTGTCCGACGCGGCTTTCCGCTCGTTGAAGTAGGCTGCAAGGATGTCGGTCGGCACGAATGCCGAGTTCAGCATGACCTCGACATCTTCGAGCGACTTCGGGTCGATCGTCTCTTCCAGCTTGGCGGCCTGCATCGCATATTTCTCGGCCAGCCCGTCGCGCAGGTCGCCGCGCGCCACCTCCGCCTTCACCGCGTCCAGCTTCGGCCACAGCTCGCCGGTCAGGTAATTGTCCATCGTGGTCCACTGGCCGGACCCGGCATAGGCATAGGCCGGAGAGGCGAAGAGCGTATCTTCGACCTCCTCGACATCCTTGCCGATGCGGTCGGCGAGCTCGGCCACCGAGAACGTGCCGGAATCGCGCTCGAGCGACAGCGATACGGCCGCCGTATCCAGCGAGCCCTCGACCTTGCGCGCGCCGCGCCCAGCAACCGCGTCCGATATCGTGCCGTCCGGATTGACGGCACCGATCAGGCGGTACAGCGTCTTGTCCTGCGAGGCGGCAAGGTTCAGGTTCGGGTTCTTGCCCGGGATGCCGTGCTTTTCGACATACGCGCGCACGGCCGCCTCGAGCGCCGGGCGGTCGACGGCTTGGCCGTTGAACATGCGTTCGATCTCGGCGGCGATCGGCTGCGCGTCGGAAATGCCCGCGTCTTGCAGGAACTCGTCGATACGGTGCCAGCGCGGCGGCTTGCCCTGCAATATGTAGGTGACGCCATCGACTGCCTTGGTGTCACCCGGCTTGGATGTGTCGTAGGGCTTCTTCAGCGCGGCGCCGAGCGCTCGCTTCTTTCCGGCCTCATCCAGCTTGCCGAGGATGTCCGGTACCGTTGGCGTCGCGGCCGTCACCTCGTCCGGCGTCCAGGCGGCGATCGATTCCGGCACGCCGCGCATGGAGCCGGAGACGGTAATGTCCTGGCCGATGCCGGCCTTGGCTCGCCAGCCGGCCTCCATCGTGCCGAAAATGCTATCGGCACCGCGCGTCTCGAAATAAGCGCCGGACAGATAGTCCTCGTCCCACACGCCGAGGTCTTTGAGCGTGCCCTGTTTGACCGTCATCAGCGCGCCGGCCACGTCATCGGCCCGCTTGCGGAAAAAGACGATATCGGTCGTCACCTCGGTATGGGAGTGCTCGAATGCCGTGTTGGGCATGCGGACCGCGCCCAGGAATTCACCTTTTCGCAGCAGCCGCTCGCGCAGGCCGCGCTGCGACTTGGCATCCATGACGCCTGTCGGCACAATCAGCGCCACCACGCCGCCCGGGCGGGTCTTGTCGAGCGCGGTATCGAGGAAATAGCCCTCGGCGGTCTTCAGCGTCGGCTTGTCGTCCTTGAGCAGCGAGCCGCGCAGGCCGAACGGTACGTTGCCGATCACCACGTCGAACTGGCGATCGCCGTCTTGCGTGGCGAAGCGTTCCAGGCTGGCGTTGATGATTTCGTGGCGGTCGCCGTGCAGCACCTCGGCGCACTTGGCTGAGGTCGGATCCAGCTCGACGCCGGTGACCTTGAAGCCGGCCGGCGCAGTATGCAAGAAGACGCCGGTTGCGCACGACGGCTCGAGCGCGGTGCCGCTGGCAACGCCCAGCTTGCCCAGCACATCCCACATGGCGCGCGCCACGGCCGGGTCGGTATAGAACTCATTGAGCGAGTCGCCGCAGCCGCCGTTGCCGGAGTACTGGCGCATCAGCGCGCGGTCCTCGTCGGAGAACTCGGTCTTGCCGGACGTGACCAGCTCGACGACCTTCGCGTTGATCTCGCGGCGGCGGGTTTTGGTGATGCCGGCAGGGACGCCGAACGGGCCGGCGGGCAGCGGCTCGGAATGAGTGCTGGCGCGGGTTTCCGGCTGTTTTGCGTCGATTTGAGCAGCGGGTTCCTTGGCGGCGCTCGGCAGCTTGCCGTCGACCAAATGCTTTTCGCGGATGAACCAGCCGCCGTTCTTCTTGAACGTGTAGGCGTCGATCGCCTGCGCGTCTTCCTTGCTGCCGTGCATGATGACGCCGCGCAGCGTCTTGCCCTTGCCGGTGACGTGCTCGACGAGCTCCGGCCCGGCAGGTTCGGCCGGCGCCGGCGCTGCTTCGACTGCAGGCGCCGGTTGCGCGAACAAATCGCCCGTCTCGCCCTTGGCCGGCTCCTTCGCCGCCAGCCCATCGAACATCGCGGCGATCTCGGCCGGCTCTTTGCCGTCGAGCTTCGCCATCCCTTCGAAAATCCGCTGCTGCTGACCCTCGGTCATGCCGGCCAGCATTGAAGCCAGCCGGTGCAGGCCGCCGTGTTTGGCGATGAAGGCGTCGAGCTTGCTGCGCTTTTTGGCTGGTTCCAGCGCCACATGCTCACCAAAAAGCGATGCCTGCTGGTGCGGCTTGAGCGCAACTTTTTGGATACGAATGTGCGGCTTTACAACGGTGCCATCTTTGCGAACGGTTGCAGACACTTGAACAGGGGCGTTGAAAAGTGCTAGCTGGGATTTGGCGAAGAGAATGAGCATAAGAGACGGCCTCTAGGGTGCGTCTCACGATTATCGTGTCACGATCTAGTAGAACTCAGCCCGATATAAACCCACCAAATTTCTGTTGCGGCCGCCCTGAAGGCTTTGAGATAACCGAAAAAATCAACAACAAAAGAAGATGGTGCGAATATGGCTAAGGGTTCGATCTTTAATTACAACTCGGTGGCAGATAGCTTATACGACGGTACAGAAGATGTGAAAATAGATGTCGTTCAAGGCATCATAAAGGACGTAGATCAGCTATTAGATGGCGAGCACGTTTTCGGATTGTCGCCGCCGTTACCAACAAAGGTTCCGGTCGCTTGCGGCGGAGACCAAATGGACTACTACAATTGGGCACCTGAGAAAGTAAACTACCTACCTCCCAATATGCGGCTGCAAGCTGAGTTTTCTGAGCCAGTAACTCCAACCTATGTGCGAATTTCTGATCGCCTACTGCGTAACGCTGCAGGCGAGACCGTCGATGTTTCGAAGCTGTCATTCCGCTGGCTCAGAAATGTTGACGACCCTATTGCTGTTGATCTGATGCGGGCATTAACGCATGTTGCGACCGAAGGCGGATCTCGATCATGGCCTTTACTGACCGATTCGATTGGTACAGCGCTGGCGGTCAGGCTCATGAAAATGCTGGGCGCGGAACCATTGCGTGGAGATGTACCCTATCAGGAAGGTCTATCATCAGAGAGATTAAGACGTGTTAAGGAATACGTCGAAGCCAACATCAGTCGACCAATCCGGCTGACCGAGCTTGCGAGCATCGCTGCGCTGAGCCCGTACCATTTTGCCAGGGCATTCAGGAAGGCAGCCAACGTTACGCCGGTGAGGTATGTTTGGCAGCGGCGCGTAGAGCGCGCGAAGAAATTGCTACGGGACTCGCGCGTGTCGCTCGCGATTATCGCTTACGACTGCGGATTTTCCAGCCAAAGCCATTTTACGACCGTGTTCAAGCGGGAGACGGGCGCGACACCGGCATCGTATCGTGTGAAAATTCTTGCGTCGCTGATTTTTATCGGTACCGCCATCTTCGACGCGCTCGACTGGATAGACTTTATCGACTTTTTCTGACAAACAGCACCAGCGCCTTGATCATTGCCGGCCGGTCGCGTGTCGCGCGCACCTTGCGCACGAACTCGTCGACCGGCATGGCGGTTATCGGGCCGAGAAAGCGCGGGTCGTTGTAGCAGGCCAGGAACGCGGCCCGTGCATCCTCCTCGCTATCGAAACCGACCATGCACTTGTCCTCGTCGTACTCGTCCCAGCGATTGACCTTGCGCTGGTGGACCACATACACCATTGGAGCCTCGAGGTTGGGCCCCAGGAACACGTCCACCGGGTCGCCGTCGACGCCCATCGAGCCAACGACTTCGCCATAATCATATGGCATCCGGATTTCCCAGCTCTGCCCGTGGCGGTTGGTGCCGCGACGGACGGACCCGGCCGGGTTCTCGATCGCGATCGTGAGTCCCTGCCATTTGACTCGCGGTTTGTTGTAGCTGCCGGCTTCGGCCTGCTCGCGCGACGGCTCGCCAGGATTGCGGCGGATATCGCCCTCGTTGAGCTCGGCAGGCTTCGCGGCGCGCGTGGCGGCTTGGATGGCTGGATGCGCCTTAATCAGCAGCAGTGTCTTCATGCTCATATCTCGTCGGCCAGTCGGGCAAGTCCACTGTCTGCCCGGCGAGCTCGTGGGTGCTGTCATGGCAAAATTGAATGCGACCGTTCGTCACGAACGAATGGCACACCCGGCAAGTGAACGGCGCCGGGTTATCTGGATTCTTCTTGTTGTATGTGCACCAACACACGTTATCAGCATGCGTCGGAATATGGTGCCCGGTTTGCACGAGAATCGACGGCGTAAAGGTCGGCAGGTCGACATTTCCGTCAAATCCCCAGCCGCCCTCGCTCGTTTGAACACTGTGCGGCGTTTTGCAGCCAGGGCACCAGAACTGATAGCCCTCTCGCCCGTCGCCCTTCCAGTTACGCAGTTTCTTCGATATCTGTGCCATTTGATTTCCCTCCCAATGTGGCGCGCAGCCAGTCACCAAATTCCTTGTCGTCGCCGGGCTCGCCCTCGATCGTCGGCAGCCAGCGGCCCCGGCAGTGCGGATGCTGCGCGCCGGCAGCCGGCGCCCACATCTCCTCCGGCTCGCGGGCGATCAGCAGACCACCCTGGCGACGGCGCGGCGCAGCCGAGCGGCCGACGTTCGTTTTTCCAGTCCATACCATCGTCCAATCGTTCTTGTATGGCTGACTGGCCGGCACAACCTCGAGCACCATGCCGTCGATCTTTCGGCAGAATGGGCAAGCACCCTTGTACTGCTCGATCCGCTTCACCTTGGAGCCCGGCTTTTGGCTCGCGATAAAACCCTGGTTCGACGCCTCGACCGCCTCGGTGACGGCGATGCGCCGCCAGTCTCGATTCAGCGACAGGAACTCGTCCTGCAACTTGGTTTGTAGAGACGAATCCGGCACGCCCGGCTGCTTGAGGTATTGCACCTCAACGTGCTGGGCTATGATGTCGCGCATGCGGTGCCGCGTGGCGTCGGCCAGCTTCGACACGTTCTCGGCCGCTCGCACCCGGGCGAAGTTGATGATGTTTCGCTGCACTGGGTCGAGCTGGAAGACGTGCTCAGCCTGCTTGACCGTGACCGGCAGCGCGGCCAGCACCTTATCGGCCTGCTTGGCGGTCAGCTTCTCCATGTTCGCCTGCACGCGCCCCATGAGCGTTGCGCGCACGGCCAGCCACTCGGCTTCGCTGCGCAGGTCGTCTTCCGGCAGGTACCGCTGCACAAGGTAGTCGACCAGCATCATGTGGTCGTCGAGCGTGAATTGCTCCGGCGGTAGCGTCTCGAGGTACAGCTTCACAAGCTGCAGCTCGCCCGGCGTCCAGCGGTACATGGAGCCTTCCGGCCGCTCCGGCGGCGTGCCGCCTGGGTGGTGCCGGCCGTCGAGCCATTTGACGAGCTCGGTTTGAAGGGTCGAGAGGCGCCACAGGCCGCGCTTGGTGAATAGCTCTACCAGCCGGCGGATGAACGGGCTGTCGACCGGATCCCATATCGAGCCGTCGTCGCCGCCCTCATGCGTGGCCTTGCACAGCTCGTCAAGCGCGCGGTCGGTTTGCTCATCGGTGAGCTCTTCGATGTCGATTAGCAGGGGCATTTTTTGATCATATCGTCACGAATGACAAACGCCGGGTAGGATCGCTACCCGGCGCCGGTGACCTCCCTGATGGAGACGATCATGAGGTCACTGCGGGCTGTTTTTCCCGACCTGCCCGCACGCGGGGGACCACGCAACTGCCCCAGTTGCAGCGTCAGTATGCGGTCACGACAAACAAAAAGGCCGGCGAGGGGGACGCCGGCCTTTTCCTGCATCCATGCTACGGGCTTCACCCGCTGAATGCGCGCTATCCGCATGCCTATGCGCTCAAGGCGCACCCAGTACGGAGCTGGGTATAAGTGCTCCGATCGCTTAGCCCCGACCGGAACCCGAACAGGCTATCGGGCGTACTCTGGGCTATTCCTTGGCCGGTTTCTGTTGCTGCCGGGCTTCGACCAGCTTCTTGATGCGGTCGGGAACCTGCACGCCCGTCTGGTCCTCCGGCCGGGCCGGGTAATCGAAGTCGTCGTACAGGTCCGGGCGCTGCTGGGGGTTCGGTATCTTGTTCATGATTTCGCTCTCCACATAATCATCATAGGCAATTGCTCGGATTTGGTCAACTGCTTGTCGCTTTTTTGTTGACTTTCTTCGCGCGCAGCGTTCTCGCCGCCGTTCTCCGATATCAGGATCGGCTCTTTGCCCTGCTCGACGTTGTTATCGCGGAATGACCATTTGTCCACCATCTGGCGGACCTGATCGAAGCTGGCCTCGTTGCCGGTGTTGGCAAGCACGACATCGACCGGCACATAGCGCTGCGTCTTGCCCAAGAAGCGGGAGACCGCGCGCTTGGCCGCCTCCTGTCGCGGCAAGTGCATGTAATGCGCCTCGGTCTGGTAGCCGGCATCCTTGAATGCATTCACGCGCTCGACCGCGCCTTTGGCGGTCTTCATGGTCGCGTCGTGGACTACATTCAGGCCGAGCTCGCGAGCGACGGCGGTAATCTCGTCGAAGATATCGCCCGACTCGGAATGGACCTGCGCGGCATTCCATCCTTCATACTCCGGCAGCATGCCCTTGATGTGGTCGGCATCGAGCACGATCGCCTTGTCCGGATCGTAGACGTTGCCCTCGAACCAGCTCTTGCCGGACCCGCCACGGCCGCCCAGGATGGTGAAGGTCGGCTTCTGGCCGGGCTCCGGCGTCGCCGCTTTGATGCGCTCGTCGGAGAGAAAGTGATCGAAAATCTTGTCATGGATGGCGCGGCGGACATCGCTGTATTTGCCGTCCTTTTTGTATTTGTCGATCGTCTGCTCGATGCTGGAAAGCCGCTCCTGAACCGCCTTGATCTTGTCGGCAGTATCTTCGGGGAACTGCGCCAGGATCTCTTCCGGCGTCACGTCGGCCTTGTCGTGCGACTTGGCGTATTCCGTGGCGTTGAACTTGTCGGCCGGCACGGGCTCCTGCGAGCCGAGCACCTGAGAATTGACCTTGGGCTTGTCGGCGCCGCCCTTGTCGTCATGGCCGGTAATCTCCGCCCAGTGCACTTGATGCACGCGGCCGGAATCGTCCTTGATATGAGCGCCGTCCTTTCCCGGCTCGCCGACGATCTCGCCGGAGCCTTCGAAGTCACCAGCTTTGAACGAGACGCGATCGCCGGCCTGCAGGTTATGCGTGCCGTAGCCGTGCGCGGCGCCAGCGTCGGCGTCGGGTACCGCATGCTTCTTCTCGCCGTGCACCTCCGGCGCATTGCGCACCCATTTAGTCTGATGCCGGCCGGTCTTGTCGGTAATTTCTTTCTTCGTCAGCCCCGGGCGGTTTGCCACCGGCGCCGCCTTCATGAAAATGACAAGGCGGTTTCCGCCGTCGGCTTTCACAACCATTTGTTCCTCTCGAACTTCCGGCGGAATGTGCAGGTATTGACGCTGCCCGCGCGCATCCTCGACGATCATGCCGTCCTCGCCCTCGTCGAGCACCTTGTAGGCTTGCGTGGCTCGCTTCTTGTGACCGAGCACCTTGTCCCAGCGGACGCGGTGCGGCTTGCCTTCATGGTGGACGGTGACGCCGGCCTTGCCGTGCGCGAGCACCTTGCAGGTGACCGGGCCGGCGGGATGGTCCAGATAGAGCTCATCGCCGACGGTCACGCCGGGCAGCGGCTCACCCTCACCCGGCTTTTTTGGCTTGCCCGGCTGTTTCATGCGTCGATCTTGAAAATCGGTAGGCCGTAGCTTTTCTGCATGCCCTCGCCGTTGTCGTCTTCTTCGCTGGCGGCGGCCTGCTCGTCATCGCCCGGCGGCTGGCCGAAATCGCCTCCACCCTGCGCCTTGGCACCCGGGTCGCCGAAGTCGTTGCCGTCGCCCTCGTCGCCGCCGCCCTGTTGGTCAGGGTTGCCGAAGTCGTCGGCGCCCGGCTGCTGCTGGTTCTCGGCCTGCCAGACGCCGATCAGCGACGGGTTCATGGGCGCGCTGCCCAGCGTGCCGCCGATCGCCGGCAGGTCGTCGAGCGCGCGGTATTCGTCCCATGTCATCGACAGCTTCTTGCGCTCGGCTGCCTCTTTGGGATCCTCCTCGTCGAGCCCGGTCCAGCGGAACACGAACTTGTCGGAGAACTCCGCGACGATGAAATCGGTGAAGA